AGAAGGAGGCGTAACGGGTGAACAAATATTAAATAGAAACGTTCGGGAGAATATTGGCCCATCATCAAATAGCCGCTTTGGCGCTTATAGTAGTCAAAAAGATCCTGCAGTTGGATGGTCTTCGGATTATCATGGAGAAGACTTTTGGATGGGGCAGGAAGCAGTATTTAAAGATGTTAGTGCTATGCATAAAGAAAACCCAGAGTTATGGCAAAGTTCATTAAAAGACACAAGGGATCCTAGTGGTGGATCTCAGTCATCAGGAGGATACAACTTTTCAGAGAAGCAAATTGATCAACTTGGAGCAAATTATAAATCTTTCTTGAAAAAAGATTCTCCTGGATATAAGAAGGCTGCCTCTGTTTTTAACTGGAAAGATTAATGTCAAAGGTATTTACCACAAATGATTTAACTGTTCCAGATACCAGTGATTTAAAAACTGGAGATGCTAGACGTCGACATAATAAGAAGAAAAAAAAGAAAAGCTATCCTTTAGCTAATAATACATATAAAGAAGGTAAATAATGGCTAAAAAGAGAGACAAGAAAGCAGATAGGGTCCGACAAATATTTAATCGGGTTAATACTGCCTCTCGACAAGAGTGGGAGTATATAAATCAGAAAGGGTTTGACTTTTCTAATGATAACCAATTGACTGAAAAAGAAAGATCTTCTTTAGCTGAGCAGGGTATGCCTACCTTCACTATCAATAGGATCGCACCAATAGTAGAGATGCTAAATTTCTACGCTACTGCAAATACTCCTAGATGGCAAGCAATAGGTGCAGAAGGATCTGATTCAGATGTTGCTGCATTATTTTCTGATATGGCTGACTATATATGGTATAGTTCTGATGGTGGCACTCAATATGGCAATGCTATTAATGATGCTATTACTAAATCTATTGGATGGATGATGGTAACTGTTAATCAAGATGCTGATAATGGCATGGGAGAGGTACAATTACAACAACCAGAACCTTTTGATTTATATGTAGATCCTAAGGCAAGAGATATTTTATTTAGAGATGCAGCATTTATATTAGTTCGTAAGGTTATGCCCAAAGCACACCTTAAATCATTGTTTCCAAAATATGCTCGTAAAATAACTAATGCTGGTAGTGATGAAGGTGGAGAAAATAATCTGTCTGAGAAATCTATCGGGGGTATTAGGAAAGATTTTGGATATAAAGATATTTCAGGAGCTGAAGCAATTGATCCTAAAGATGGCGAGGCCGATCAGTTAATTGAATTTTTCGAGTTATACGAAAAAATCAAGGTTTCCTATATTAATGTATTTTATCAAGTTCCACCAGATCCAGCGATTATTAGGGAGATAGAAGAACAGGTAGAAACAAGATTGGCTGAACTAAAGGCAGAGATGGATGTTCGCAAGCTTGAACAGACAAATGCATTAGGTCAACAGGTGGAATCTGGAGAGATGCTAGAAGAGAGATTCAAATTAGAAATATATAAGTTAGAAAAACAAAATGAAGAGGCATTAGAGCAGGCCAAACAGGAAATGCAAAGTAAATTAATGGCAGAAAAATCCAAGATTGAAAATAGGATTATGTCAGAAAAAGAATTTGATGTTTTGATGGAGGACAAGTTATTTGCAAAGAATGTTGTAGATACAATTCAGTTCTATGGAACAAGAATTAAACAAACTTGTTCTGCAGGCACTACTTTATTATACGAACAGGTGCTGCCAGAGGGTGTTACAGAATATCCTTTAGTTCCATTTCATTACAAATGGACTGGGACACCATACCCAGTTAGTGCAGTATCTCCATTAATTGGGAAGCAAAGAGAAATTAATAAATCACATCAGATTATGGTGCATAATGCATCGCTGGGGAGCAGTCTAAGATGGTTGCATGAAGAGGGGTCGATTGATACAGACTACTGGGAGAAATACTCCTCCTCTCCTGGCGCATTGTTGCCAGTTCGTCCTGGTGCTGCACCACCGACTCCTGTGCAACCCGCTCCATTATCTAATGCTTTCTTTACTATTGTACAGGAAGGTAAAGGAGATATGGAGTATTTAGCTGGTATATATGGAGCTATGCAAGGTGATACAAAACAACAGCATGATACATTTCGCGGCATGATGGCGTTGGATGAGTATGGAACAAGGCGTGTAAAACAATGGATGAAAAATGCTATCGAACCTGCTTTAAAACAATTAGGTATTGTTACTATGCAATTTTCTCAAGCAGTATACACGGCCCATAAGGTATTTAGAGTTGTACAGCCTAGCGCTCTCCAAGAGGAAAGAACAGTTGAAATTAATGTCCCAATGTACAATGATTATGGAGAGGCAATTGGTAAGTTTCACGATTATAGTACAGCTAAATTTGATGTACGTATAGTTGCTGGATCTACATTACCAGTAAATAGATGGGCATATCTAGCTGAGTTAAAGGAATTATTACAACTCAATGTTGTAGACGATATAGCAGTATTGGCTGAAACGGATATACGTAATAAAGGTCAGATTGCTAAGCGGAAAAGTATATATGCTAAACTACAGAATGCTTTAAATAGCTCTACTGATCAAATAAAAGATCTTCAAGGAACTATTGAAACCCTTGAACGTCAACTTGTACAGGCTGGTATTAAAGGTAAGGTCATGCAAGCTACGATGGAAATAGAAAAGCAGAAGGTTGAGGTTAAGGGTGAGGAGAGAGACGCACTTCGCCAAACACAGGCTGAGCAGAAACTTTTACAAAACAGTATGAAGCAGGCAGCCGCATCTGGCAAGGATAAAATGGCGACAGAAGAGGAACGTCAAAAGATTAGACTAGATGGGGAAGTAAATAAATTAATAAATACGTTGCAAAATGATACTAAAGAGTAGTATCATTAACGTTAATCTGTAACAAAATAAGGAGAGATACAATGGCAGAAGTACAAAAAGGTGGTAACTCTGAACAGTCAGGCCCCACTACTGATGACTTCTTCAACGCACTGGAGAACGAAGTAAACTCTGGTGTATTAGACGAACCAATCACTGAAGTAACCCAACCACAAACGGAGGGCGCCCCTGTGGTAACCCCTTCACTACCCGTGGAAGGCTCTGAAAAAAGCGTGAATTGGGAGAAACGGTATAAGGATTCAACTCGTGAAGCTCAGAATATGAATGCTGAGTTAACTGATTTAAGGCCTTTCGTACCGATTCTCGACGCAATGAAACATGATAGCGGTCTAGTAGATCACGTTCGTGAGTATCTGCAGTCTGGTGGTAAACCAGCAGAGAGTGTCCAAAATAAGCTAAATCTTGGTGAAGATTTTGTCTATGACGGTCATGATGCTGTAACTGACCCTGAATCAGATTCTGCAAAAGTAATGCAGGAACATATTAACAATGCTGTTAATAATAGGGCTCAGAAAATTTTACAAAATGAACGCCAACGAAGTGTTAAGGTTCAAAAGGATCTTGATAAGAAGAAGGCGGAAATTGAGTTTAAGAAGCGTCATGGAATGACAGATGAAGTCTTTAAAGAGATGGTTGATAAGGCAAGGGATCATATTATGACTCTGGATGATATTCATTTTCTTTTGAATAGAGACCAGGCAAATAAAAATGTTGCCAATGCTACAAAAAAGGACATGTTAGATCAAATGCAGAATGTCAGGAATGTACCTACGAGCGCTAGCGGAGCTAGCAGTACTCAAGTAGATGTGAATCCAGAAAATGCGATGTTTGATTCTATCTTGGGTATTGATAACGAAGTAGATACACTGTTTGACGAATAAGAGAATCCCTCGGGATTGATCGTTAGGCAATAACCATAATACGTTAGGAGGTTAATCCTATGGCTGATTTATTTAGCGCAAGGTATCCAAATACTGACTTAACTGTCCCTGATGATTTTGCAGGTAGTATCAATGATGCTACTTCTTTAGCAACAGGTGACATTAGACGTAAGTACAATTTTGGAAATCGTGTGTCCGAATTAGCGATTGCCCAGGATCCGTTTTTCAGATTCCTGAGCATGACTTCAAAAAAACCTACCGACGATCCTCAGTTTAAGTATGCTGAGAAACGTGGTAGTTGGCATAAAAGATATGCCTACGTAATTGGTTGGGTAAATAGTGTTGGTGCCGACATTTTCGACGACGCTGAAATTAAAGACCAATCAGGTACAGCTCTGGTGGCAGGTACAACAACTCAGTTGTATATGGCCTGTGACTATGAGAATAAAGGTAATATCCAGAATGTTTATGGGCAGTCAACTAATGCAATCACCGTTGGTGGTGCAGATACTGCTCCAGGATTCTTCTTACCAGATCAAGTAATAAAGGTCAACCTAAGTGCAACAGCAGGTGGTGGCGCAGCAATAGCTGGTTATGCTCTTCTTAGAGTAAAAGCAGTTGCTGACGCAGCAAATACTAGTGCATTTGTAGGTCATGATCTTTCAACAGGTTCAGCAACATCCAGCACTGCAAAGAGTGCCGTAAAACTCACATGTGAAGTTGTACGTGCTCCTGAAAGTGCTGCTGTTGAGTTGTGTTCCTACAGAAGTGATGATCCTCTAGAGGGTGTTTACAGCGCTAATGTCGCTGAAGTACTCGAAGCTGGTCGTTCATATGTAGTGGGCAATGCTCACCTGGAAGGATCTGGTTATCCAGATACTTGGAAAGATCAACCTTACTCATTCAACCATGGCCAGACTCAAATCTGGAAAACATCCATGGCAATGACAAATACTGCAAGAGCAACAAACTTGAAGTATGATGCCAGCGAATGGGCACGGATCTGGAAAGAAAAGCTCATTGAGCATAAGTGGGATATCGAGCAGTCATTACTGTTTGGGTCACAAACATCATCTAGCAACTACAACTACACTCAAGGTGCAGTTGATTTTGTCTTGAATCATGGTAATGTGTTTAGTTTAAATACAGCCACCAAGACAGCTGATGATTTCTTGGATGACCTATCCAGTTATTCTGATCCTCGGTATAACAATTCACAAGCAACCGTATTCTTCTGTGATACAGCCACATATAATTGGCTACACAAATTGGGTGGGTATTTCAAGAACAATCTTGAAGTTTCTCCTCAGTTCCGTGCTGATATGGCTATCTCAGGCAAAAAGAAAGCTTTCGGTGTGGACATTACAACCATTAGTACACCTTATGGTGATATTAATGCTGCTCGTAATATACACATGGATGGTAGTTCTGTGAATATCATAGGCATAAACATGAAATATTGCGCATATCGTCCACTTAGTGGTAACGCTGTGAATCGTGATACTTCCGTTTATGTAGGCGTGCAAACACTAGAAAACAGTGGCATTGATCGTCGGGTAGACCTAATCCTTACCGAAGCTGGTATGGAATGGCAAATGCCTGAAGCTCATGCTATCTGGAAAGCATAAGGAGATAACATCATGAGTACACCATATTTATACGGTTCAAATGCTGAAGATGCTAAGCTCCAAGATGTGCTTAAGCTAAAAAAGAAACAGTTCAGTATTGACATGGGCGCTCAGGCTGCAGGAACTGATACAACGGAAACCTTTTCTAAAGGTGATATGATTATCGGATTTTCTGCTGTAATAACTGAGTTAGTGTCAACTGGGTCTAGTCCTACAGTCCAATTTGGATTTGCAGGAACAACTATGTTGAGCGCAGCAGTACCTGCTGCTACAGCGGTTGTAGACTATCCAATCGGACCAGCAAATGCAGCTGACGCTGCACCATTGGTGCTAGTAGCTGATGATACATTTGATTGTATTGTAGCAACAGCAACATTGACTACTGGTAAAGCTGACGTAACTGTTTGGTACATTGAAGCTCCTGCTTTTGAAGCAGAGTCTCAATGGGTCACAGCTTAAGGAGGTAGAACATGGCGGTATTAGCAAAAGTTAGTAAGCCTGCCATAGGCCCACAATGGAACGTTATCAAGGATCTCCCTAGTGGAGGTGCTGCATCTGTTGAAGGAGTTACTCTTTTATCAGAAGCTGGAACGACTGCTGTAACATTAGCAGATGGATCTTATAACGGCCAAATGGCATTGCTAGTCAATAATGGGGCAAGTGGAGCAAAAACTGTTACACCTGCTAACCAATTAGGGCTGAGTAGTGTTGCTATAGCCAATACTAAATCATGTCTATTCGTATGGGTAGATGATGGTACTAGTGCTGGCTGGGCTGCCGTAGGCGTGAACGCGTAAGTAAATAACTAGGTGGCGCCCGTCTTTCTGGGAAATCTTCTCTCCCCAAGAGGGCGGGCAAAACCTAATAAAGGAAAATAAATGGCATCATTTCAAGCACAGGTGGAGGGGATAACACAGCTGACTGTAGGTACTACACCTACAACGGGAGAACTGACTCAATTTTTACGGGATGGAGTAAAAGAAGTAACAAATCGTATTATTACCATTAGGCCTGACGAACTTAATAAATTTACTACGTCTACACATGATGCAACAAATGATGGTGTTGATGCTGTAGGGAAAATATTATCTGTTGTTCGGGAGCATGATGATACAAGTATATTACGTAATTGTACACTTATTGCTCCAGGAGATAGGTATGCAGCATCTGATTCAACTAGTTTAAGGTATAGGTCGAAATATAATCCTGGATTTTATGAGTTGGCTGGTAAAATTTATACTATTCCAGCTGCTGCTGCAGGGAATAACGATGCTATTGTTACACAAGTTTCATATTATCAACCAGCATTTGATGATGTAAGTCTTGATAATTTTCCAGATGAATATGAATATTTAGTAGCATTATATGCATCACTAAGATCTATTCATGCCGTTATGGGGGTTAAGGCAACAACGACATTAGATACGTTTGATTCCATCCCTATATCTCCTGAATTTGATTTTTCAGTTATTACTCAGGCATTAACAGCAATGACTATTCCATCTGGAGTGGTTATGCCAACATTAACTTTTGATAGTTTTCCTGGAGTTACTTGGTCATTTCCTTCTATTCCTATAGCTCCTAATACCAGTGCGATTAGTGTGGCAGATTTTTCCAGCGCAGAACCATCTTATATAAGTCCTGTATCAATTAGTTTAGATTCTTTTGCTGCCTTTACTGGGACATTAACTGCTTTATCTATTACAGCTGTTATCCCAGATGCTATTAATGTCCCTAATATAATATCTCCTGGAGTGGACACGATAGAGGCAGTTATTCCAGGTGATATCCCATCTTATACAAAACCAAGTACTAATATAGCAACAATACCTCCTACAGTACCTATATTGGAAACATTAACTACTTTTAATCTAACAGCAGTTGCTCCTGATAGTCCGATAGATCCTGAAATAACATCTGATGGGATTAGCACTATTAGTAAGCCTACCCTCTCTGATCAACCAGTTTATATACCAGTATCATTTGACAGTATGTTTGCTGATCTAGCTACTAAAACTATTGCAGATTTGTCAATTACAGCAGTATCCCCTGATTTGCCAGTACTAACTGAGGTTATTTATAATACCGCAGACGGGGCTGCTACTGATATAACAATAGCTAATATACCTGATATGGATAGAACGGAAACAGCGCAAGGAGTTGCAGACATACTTAAGGTTGATGTTGATTTATCTGGGTTAACTTTTGCTACCTATACTGTCCCTGCTCCACCAGATCAACCTGGTGATCCTACTGATATAGGTAATATTGGAACTGCTTCAGATGCATCCCCGCTTGGCACAATGGAGGATTATGTTACAACAGAAGAGGATAGCGAACTAGCATCTTCAATGGGAGAAGTAATAGCTTCGATGTCTACAGGTTATTCTGCTAAAATAGAAAAATATTCTCAGGATATAAATGCATATACTAGTGATATGACAAATGAATTGAATATATTTAATGAAAAAAATGCAGAATTATTAAAGCGATTTGAAGCTGCAGCCAGCAATGCCCAACAGGCTAATGAGGTAGTGACACAAAACCTACAAAAAGATTTAGATATTATAAAAGCCAATCAGCAAAAGAATTTAAGTGTAGAACAGGCAGATGCTGCTGCGATCAATCAGGCTGCTCTACAGGATGCTATCCAGACCATGCAAGCTATTACACAAGATAATAATAGCGTGCTAGGAAAATATCAGGCAGAAGTAGCCCATTATCAGGCTGAAGTTAGTACTGAAGTTCAAGAATATCAACACAATAGTACAAAAGAGCTTCAATTATGGACTGCTCAACAGAACACTATTATTCAACAATATCAGGCTAGTGTGCAGGATTCACTTAATACTTTTAATAAAGATAATATAATTTATCAAGCTGAACTTCAAACAGCCCTTGCTGCTTTTCAAGGGGATGTTCAGGAAGCTCAAAAAGAGGGTGATTTATTATTTCAAGCAAAAATTCAGGATTATACATTAACTCTTCAGCAATACCAGGCAGAAACACAGGCATACCAGGCTGAAGTTGCTTCTGAAGTACAGGAATATACTCAACAATTACAGGATGTTAATACAGCCAATGCCAGCAATCTACAAAAATACCAGACAGAATTAACCCAGTATCAGGCAGAGGTTGCTAAAGAAACACAAATTATACAGGCAAGCCTTCAGAATGAATTAAATGAATTTAATAAAGAGAATGTAAAATATCAAGCCAATATACAGACTGAATTGGCAAAATTTCAAGTCGATGCTGCTGAGGCACAAAAGGAAGGAGATCTGAGTCTACAGGCTGATATTCAGGAGTATACTTTGACTATCCAGAAGTTTCAAGCTGATCTAGCTTCCTATCAGGCTGATGTGGCTAGTGAGGTACAGCAATATACTCAGAATCTACAAAAAGCATTACAAACTTGGACAGGAGAACAAGCTAATGAGATACAGAGATATCAGGCTGACCTCCAAAATGCGTTAAATGCCTTTAATCAGGATAATGTTATCTATCAGGCGACAGTTCAGGAAAAAATACAGGAGGCTCAATTAGGAGATACTGAAGAAAATAGAAAATTACAAAAGTATTCAGCTGAAGTACAGGCGTATGGTGCTGAAGTTAATGGTCTGATTTCACAAAATACAGCAGAAATAGCTGCATGGCAGAATGAATGGAGCTTAAGGACACAGAAATATACTGCAGAGGTAGGGGCAATTGCCCAGGAATATCAGGCAGAGATAGCCGGAGAATCCCAAATATCGCAATCTCAAGTTGCTATTTATACCGCACAATTATCCCGAGCTAATCAGGAACATCAATCAGCTTTGGCTGTATATCAAGCAAAAATAGCAACATACCAAGCTGATGTACAGGCCAAGATAGGTAAACATACCCAAGAACTTCAAGCTGATAATGCCGAATATCAGTGGCTTCAAGATCAATACACAAGAATTAAAGCAGAATATGATACAGCTTTTGTGGCTTTGGCACCACCACAATCTGGATCACAACAAGAAAGGAATTAACAATGGCAACAACACATGAAGTAAGATGGTCTGTATCAGCCACGCCAGTAGCCAAAGAAACAGGTGATGATGGAGGTACTATGGCGCATGATACAATACATGAGAATATTAGAAAGTCTGTAGGTGGCAGTGGAACAACTGCAACTGATGGAGCTACTGATTTTGGAGGTACATGGACTAATGGTACAAGTTCCACACCTTATCTAAGCGCCACATCTGGTGGAGTTAATGTAGGAAATGCTGATACAACATTTATTTATATTAAAAATACAGGATTTGAATATTCCAGCGCTACAGTATTGGGTGATGTCAGTACAGATACTATAACAGTATTTATAGATGCAGAACATATAGCAACATTAAATGCTGGTGAATCTTGGATTATACCAATTCCA